CGTGATTTTAAAAAAATATCCGGAGAAAACATTGCCTTTGATTATGAAGACGAACTGAATATACTAAGAGCCTGGATCCAATCACCTAGTCACAATGACAATTTACTTGCAGACAGGTACTCGCTGTACGGGCTGGGAAGGTGTGGAGATACTACAATAATCATGTTTGACTAAGATATAAAAATATGATAATATATTTAATATGAAACAAGTTGAAGTCAAAAAATAAATGTAACAAATATTATGAATTATAATGAATTTCTAGAGAACAAATTAATCAACCTAGGAAGTAGTGGGTTTGATATAGAAGAGGATCAATTGAATCCGATATTATTTCCGTTTCAAAAGGCAATCGTAAAGTGGGCTTTGCATAAAGGGAAGTCTGCTATTTTTGCAGAATGTGGACTAGGAAAAACACCTATGCAATTGGAATGGGCAATCAAAGTACACAAGGAAACTGGCGGAAACGTATTAATTTTAGCACCGTTGGCAGTGTCAATGCAGACGTACAATGAAGGCAAAAAGTTTGGAATTAATGTTACGGTTTGTAAATCTAGTGATGACATAAAAGACGGTATAAATATAACGAATTATGAACGTATTCATAAGTTTGAATTGGAAGATTTCGCGGGAATCGTACTTGATGAAAGTTCAATTCTAAAATCATTTACTGGTAAAATCAGAAATCAAATAATCGAGAGTTGTGCGAATATCCCTTACAAGCTCGCTTGTACTGCTACGCCAGCACCGAATGACTTCATGGAATTAGGTAATCATTGTGAATTTTTAAATGTCATGAGTAGAAACGAAATGCTGAGTATGTATTTCATAAATGATACTCAAAATTGTAAAACATGGCGACTAAAAAAACATGCGGAAGATGATTACTGGCGGTTCGTTGGATCGTGGGCGGTCATGCTTAATAATCCAAGTGATTTACAATTTGACGGCGGCGATTTTGTTTTACCGAAATTGGAAATGATAAAACATATATTGGAAGATAAGTCGGAGAAAGAAACGTTATTCTCAATGCCTGCTACTGGATTTCAGGAAGTACGCAAAGCATTGAAGGAATCAATGATTGAGAGATGTCAGAAAACTGCAGATATTGTTAATAATTCAAGTGAGCAATTTCTGATCTGGTGTAATTACAATGACGAATCAAAGTTACTTTCGCAATTAATCAATGATAGTGTTGAAGTTAAGGGCAGTGATGATCCTGATTACAAAGAAGAGAATTTGATAGGATTTTCAGAAAACAAAGTAAGGGTACTTGTAACAAAGCCTTCTATTGCTGGTCATGGGTTAAATTGGCAATCATGCCACAATATGATTTTTTGCGGACTTTCATATTCTTATGAAAGTTATTATCAAGCAATCCGTAGGTGCTGGAGATTCGGACAGAAGCAGACAGTAAATTGTCATTTAATTTTATCGGAAAAGGAAATCGCAGTCTTGGAAGCTATTAAGCGAAAAGAAACTGAGCATAAAAAAATGAATGATAATATTATAAATAATGTAAAAATATATTTCACGCATAATATAATTAATAAAAAATACATGACTGATATAATTAAAGATGATGAGTATACAATGATGCTAGGGGATTCGGTTGAACGCATAAAAGAGATTCCGGATAATAGTATAGATTATTCTGTTTTTTCACCTCCATTCAGCGATTTATATACTTATTCAAATTCGGAACGTGACATGGGGAATAGCCTAAACGATGATCAATTTTACGAGCATTTCAGGTTTTTAGCGGATGATTTATTGCGTGTAACGAAAAACGGCAGACTATTATCATTCCATTGTATGTTGTTGCCAACACTGAAATTCAAAGCTGGATATATAGGGTTGAAAGATTTTAGAGGCGATATGATACGTATTTTTCAGGATGCTGGTTTTATTTATGTTTCAGAAGTTGTAATATGGAAAGATCCGGTGTTAGCTATGCAACGTACGAAAGCGAAAGGATTATTGTATAAGCAATTGCGCAAGGACGCTACGGATTCACGTCAAGGGTTGCCAGATTATGTAATTACTATGAAAAAACCAGGTGAAAATCTATCGCCAGTTACGCATACTTATGAATCATTTCCGTTGGAAGTTTGGCAGAAATATGCTAGTCCGATCTGGACAGATATTAATCAATCTGAAACATTGCAGAGATTATCGGCACGTGAAGAGAAAGATGAGAAGCATATATGCCCTTTACAGCTAGAGGTTATTCGAAGATGTTTATATCTATGGACGAATCCTGGTGACGTTGTTTTAAGTCCTTTCGCAGGCATAGGAAGTGAAGGATACGAGAGTATAAAGTTAGGAAGGAAGTTCGTAGGGATCGAATTGAAAAAAAGTTACTTTGATCAGGCAGTCAGAAACCTTGAAGTTGCAAAAACGCTACAAAAACAGCAGACTTTATTTTAACAATCAAACAATGGAAAAAGAACTTAAAACGATACTAACGGAAAGAGAATATGATGTAATTATTCAAAGAATCAACGGTATTACACTGAATGAAATCGGTGAAAAATATTGCGTAACAAGAGAAAGAATAAGACAAATCGAGAAAAATTCCATAAGAAAAGTTGTGAATTTATTAGATGTACTTGAACAAATAAAATCTAATACTGACCGAATATTGAGATTAATCAAGCGTACAAGTGTTATGCTTTATCCGGATAATCCAGGTGACATATTATCAGTAAAAATTCTAAGATATGAAAAAGAAATATATACCCTTGAACAGAAACATAAATACAATAAGTCATGTAGACATAAAAGTATTTCGGAAAAAGAAGTATCCGAAAAATGCAATGAAGTATTTGATAAAATTAAAAAAGGTATTAAGTTACTAGATTCAGAGATGCGTTTTGCAGATATAGATAAACGTATACAGTATGATAATATTGAGGGTTATATTGCAACAAGACGACAAAACATAATAGTACAAGCAAAGGCAATTCTCAGGCAAGCCGGAAGACCACTTCATTACATGGAGATCCATGAATATATTTCAAAATATTATCAACCGAGGAGCATAGAATCAATACATAACGCATTATTGATAGATGACGGCATAATACTAGCAGGTAATGGTTTGTATGCGTTGCCAGAATGGGGATACTCTAACGATACTGTAGGTGATCTGATCGAAAAATTACTTAAAGTAAACAAAGAAATGAACGTCACACAAATTAAAGGTGAAATTTTAAGTAAAAAACTCGTAAAACCAAAAACCATAAATCAGACTTTGATTACTGACAAGCGATTTAAGCGTATCAGAAGATCAGTATATTCATTATCAAAATAAGTATTGACATACAACGAAAAATATATTATACTAAGTTTGTAAGATTAATCAAAAACGATGGAAGAGCTTAAAGTCGCAATGAACGAATACATCAAGAGTCTTGAGGGTTTGAACAATGCTCTTGATGGAGTACTCGAACAACAAGAGAGGTTAAGAGATGATTTTGCTAGTATTGTATTAATGTTTAATAATTTATCTGAATAATATAGAGGGGAGGGTTCTTGGCGGCTCCCTCCCTGTTTTTGGACTTTCACACGGCGGTACGTTTCCCCTTTCGGTTAATACAAAAAGATGCATTGATTGTCACGTACCGCCATGTAAGGATCTAAAAACATTGACAAGTCTTTAAAAATAGTTTATTATAAATATGTAATTAATCCAACGTTATGACTAAGTATTGTACAGATTGCGGTTCGACAGTCGAACCAATCTATGATTACGATGAGGATGCGAATTTAGATCGCAAAATCTGGTATTGTGAAAGTTGCGGATGTGAAGTCGTTCCGGAGATGGACGACGCTGATCTTGTTGATCAGGTTAGATAACGTGTTGGCGATATAATATATACACGAGTGGTCAAAACAAGTGATAAGACCACTAAGCAGGATGCGGTACAAGTCCGCAATAAGCTACAGCTGCTACTCCTTCAAACAGTAACAATACAATAATGGGATTATTTCAAGACCGAAAAAGAGAATATGATGAACTGTATTCACCTTGGAGAATACATAATGAGCCTGAACTTGCTGAATTTTTACAGGACTTAAAGTTATTAATTATTGATTATGGTTATAAAATTAAAAAAAGCAATGAAAGGAATCACGAAATTTTAAGTGTATATAATAAAAACGACTATTATACCGGACTATCTTTCACGATTAAGATCCAAGACAAGGATCTAAAAGACAAAACCAAAGAACAATTAGATAAAATATTAAAACTATTACATGGTGAAAATAACTGATGCTTTGCAAAAACTAGGCTGGAAGTTGCCGATGACAATAGAATTTATCGAGGAGTGGCTACCGAAGACAATCTGGCATAATGATACAACGTGGGCGTTACAGGTTGATTATCTTATAACTGATGAGATGGACGTGTATTATGTTGATACGTTTGAATATACATTATACGGCATGAGAGCTGAAAGACTTTTTGAAACTAAACCACGAAAGGATCATCTTTCTGCGTATTTATTTGTTGTTTATATGTTAATCAGAAATGAGTATATTATTGTTGACAATAAATAAAAAATAGTATAATATATGAATGTAACATTAATCAACAAGCATGAAAAATTTATATGGTAAACTTCTGGAATTGCAGAAAAAAATTGAACCATTGACTAAGGACAAAACCAATCCTTTCTATAAGTCACAGTATTTTGATATTAATGGTGTGCTTTCTGCGGTCAAGCCTATTGCAAGTGAATTGGGGTTGATTATATTGCAACCTTTAACTAACGTAGATGGCAAGCCGGCAATCAAGACGTTAATTATAGATGCCGATAGTGGCGAATCAATTGAGGGTATTACTGTTATTACAAATATTGAAGATGCGCAAAAACAAGGTAGTGCAATTACGTATTTCCGAAGGTATTCATTGCAATCAATGCTTGGACTTGAAGCAGAAGACGATGATGCTAACAGGGCTGTATCGAAAAAGGAGGTATCAGATATTGCAAATGGACTTAAAAACAAGATTGTCTTGGACATGAAAAAGCATGAATTTACTGGTGAAGAAGTTGCCACAGGCATGAAAGAGCTTGGATATATTGGGAAAAAGCTTGATGATCTAAGCGATGAAGAGGCTATAGAGGCAGGTAAAATATATAATGAATGGTTAATCAGGAAAGGATATAAGGAACCAACGTCAGACTATCGCGACAAAAAGGTTGAGAAGGAGATCAAAAAAGAAGACTTGGAAAAATCATTAGCAAGTGAAAATGAATAAAACAACCTTAATATCCGGTGGTATCGAGAAAGTAGAATCCAGGCGTGACAATACGATTAAAATTGTGTTTGGTACACAGGAGATTACAGATCAAGATAAGCTAGGGCATATAATGAGTTTATGTAATAAGTATGGGTATGTAGCGTTTTCGGAAGCAGAGATAGAGGTAGAAGATTTGGAAATTCCAGATGAGAAGATAGAGATAGAAACTGACAAGCCTATGCACGTCAGGAAAAGGAATGTGATGTTCAGGTATTGGGAGCAACTTATTAATAAGACGCAATTTCCATCATTTGATTTATGGTATAAGTTTCAAATGGAAAAGGAAATTGAATCATATAAGGAAAAACTTAACTAAAAAATAATGTCAGACTTAAAAGAAGTACGTGATATTCAGTATGTTACTGAATACGAAAAGAATGGTGAGACGAAGTCGATTTGGACAAAGTGCGGAGCGTTGTTTATTTTCGATACATACATCGGCATAAAGCTTGATGCAATGCCTATGTCAGGTCAAAAGATGATGGCATTTCCAAGAAAAGAGAAAGAAGACAATTGGACAGGAAAAAAGGAAGATCCACTAGATTTCTTAAAATAATATTATGGAAAAATGCGAGAACTGCGATCGAATAATAGGTATAGTAAAAAAACATCAAGAAGGAGTTGAAAGAGATATTCGCAATGACAAAGTCGGAATAGAGGCTAAAAAATATCTAGGTGGCATGAGAATGCAATGCCAAAATATATTAAAAGAAATAGAATAATTAACTTAAAAGCATGAAACCATGTAAAATTGTTAAGGCAGGAAAAAACAGTCCGAAGCATCCTCTTGTTTACAGTCCTCTCAATAAAGCAAGAGATGGTATATTTGAACCCTATAATGGGTACAAAAAGTCACCACTCAAGGTAATCAAACAATTGAGAGGTATTGCAAAAGTAGTGGCATCTTAACAATAAAATATGTTTATCCAAAAGCTACAAATTCAAGTAAGAGATTGTAACGGTAGGTTTAAATCCAAAAAGACGATCTACAAATTCACAAGACTAACAAAATGGTTGATGTTTATTGGCATGATTGCATTGGTTGTACTGATTTTATTGCTTGTTTCAGCGTCTCAAGGAACGTTGAAATAGGTCGATAAAAATGCTATCATAATTACAGTACGTTTGAATTATTGGCGCGTTTTCTGAAGTAGTGCCTGATGTTATTTCCTCCAAGGACTTGCATCAAATGATAATTATAACTTACTACAATTAAATACTTATGGATACTATTGCTACTTATACCGTTGTTTGTAAGAGCTGATGAACCGCCAATAGAATTGCAGTTGTTTTATCAGCGTCCGGAATACCAACAAACAGAATTGTACAATCTTGCAGTTGTGATACGTAAGGAGCGTAATTGGATCAGCTATGAAGATGCAGTACAAGAGTATAATCAAAAGCTTTACAAGCTTAAACAAAAGCAAATAGCTGAACGGTCAAAACTAGCAATATCACAACGATCAGTTTACGAAAATGGATGGGGAAGAGGGCATTGTACTAGTTATGTAGCGGAAATATACGGACTGAAACACGGATCCGGACAAGGAGAATGGAGGGGTAACGCTAAGGAGTGGTTATCACAAGCAGAAAAGAACGGTTATCAAGTAAAAGAAAGTCCGGAAATAGGTGCAATTTATGTCAGTAACGAAAGTCAATATGGTCATGTTGCAGTCGTAAAAGCAGTGAATAACGATGGTACAATAACTATAACTGAGATGAACTACAAGGGAGTTGGAGTTGTGTCAGAAAGGACAGTAGATCAACAGTTAGCTAAAGGATATATTGAAATTAACAAACTATGATGATTGAGTTTTTTGCACGGGTATTTGTATTTATTGTTCTTATGGTACTAGCTGGATGGGGGGCATATTCTGTTTTTACCTTAATTGATGCAATCATTCAGCATTTCAAGTTGAGGTCATGGATACTACTTATTGGAGATTTTGGACTTATTTGGGTTACTTTTACTGCTATATGTTTTGTTGTTTGGATTAATCAATAATAATGATACAAATACTTGCAGAAAAATCACTAGAATTCATTTCAAGCGTGCCGGTACATGTTGCGTATGATGGGTTTGTTTGGACAGTTACTCAAATGTTAATAATACTATTATGGAAATAATGAAAACAGTTAGAAGAAAAATAAGCACATTATATTTGAATTTCCTAGCATGTTTGATATCTGGTACAACGAAGAGTGGTATAATAATCGTACCATGTGGCAAGTGTTCAAGATTTAAAGTCGGATACTATAAAAACCTATGTGGTTTGGTTCGGATAAAAAATGTCTGTGTGATAAGTGTGGTAATGAAATGCTAAGTGATATTAATGGTTTAAAATTTAAAAAATGGTTAGACAGTTAGCTACAACAGAACGTAAAAAAATAATAAAAAGACTGGACAAATTGGCAAAAGAATATGCTAAGGAGAGAGATAATTATGTTTGTCAACATTGTGGCGTCCAGTGTACTAAAAGTAATGCTCACGGTTCACATGTCATACCAGTAAGTTCAGGAAATAGATTAAGATGGGACGAAAATAACATTAAATGTCTATGTTTCCATTGTCACATGAACTGGTGGCACAAGAATCCTACCGAATCAGGAGACTGGTTCAAGCAAAAATTTCCTACTCGATGGAAGTACCTCGAGAAAGAGAAATCGAAAGGACTTAAAAAATGGACAATTGAGGAATTACTAGAGATCGAAGATAGGTATAAAAATTTAATCCAAATGATATGAAATCGAAAGATTTTGACAAATTATTGCCAGGAAAACTTACTTTTGATTCTAATATTAAACCATCAGACAAGGAATGGGCGACGGGATGGAATGATGCAATAGATATGATGAGGTTAAGTTTCAGTCCAATCATTGATAATGGAAGTGAATACAATATAGTGCTAACTGTACTACCATACGTTGGTCAAATAACATTCATAAAAGATGGATTACCGCGAGCTGATTGTCCGTTTTGTCATAGTAAGAATGATTTTCTTATCAGCTTAAAAAATAATATTGCTTATTGTTTCGGTTGTCATAAAGGCGGGAATCCGATCAGGTTCATAATGGAAAAAGAGAACTTGTCTTATGTCGAAGCAACAAAATTTTTAGACAAAAATCAATGACCAACGAACTAGACAAAGCATTAAGAAGTCTTCAGAAAAAAGGAATGATACTGAGAGTAGGCGACAATCACATAACAAGTGAATCCCTTACCAGTAAGCGTAAAAAGATAAAAGACACCTTAAAACCGCAAGGATGGATGTTGAATGGTAAGTTTATTGAGAAATAAACTTCTTATTGATTAATTTATATACTGAATTGTTCGTATTTATGTTAACTATAAGTGTTTAACGAATTTTACAAATTACTAGTGTTTTCATTAGCATAATAGTATAATGACAAGTGATCAATAATGAATACACATGGCATATATTATAGATGAAGACTTAACTGGTGGCTCAAGTGCAACACTAAGTCTTAGTAATGATTATTTAGAAGGTACGCCCATCGTTAATTTCAATGGAAGGATGCTTTATTCTTACTACGAAAGCACCGCAAACGATAAAGACATAATACTTGATAAGGCACCACTCGCAACAGACAGTATACTTGTTTCATATTATACCAACAACGAAATTGATAGACAGAATTCAGTTAGATATATAACCACTAGACAGGTCAAGTCACGCACTAATGTTACTGCGCTTGTGAGTGTTAGCGCGGCAACAGTTGAAAAATATATACGTGAAGTTGAAAGATGTATTGATACAATATGTGGATCGTGGCAAAAGTACTATGATCTGATTGTCGAATCCGGAATACAAAGAAACACATTTCCGAGAGTACAAGATGCGCTTGTTGAAGGTGCTGATTATCCTGCGATACCTTATGATATAACACAGTGTGCTTTATATGCTGTAGAGAACATATATTTACTAGGTGATGTTGTGGCGACCAGTAGGTTTAAGTCAGAGAAACTCGGTGACTATTCATATACAGTGAAAGATGGTTCATCAATATACGATTTTGCAATTAATCAAATAGGTGAACGTGCAACTGCTATGTTGAGAGGATACACTAAAAGAACTGGTGAGATTGATATATTTCAAGTAGATACACCAGTAGATACACTGAATTCAAGGCAAAGATTTTTACGTAATCGATAATGAGCATTGCACATTTACTCAATAAAACGTGTACTATTCAGAGAAATACACCTACTCAAGATAATTTTGGCGATGCTATAGATTCATGGTCAACAATATCTAGTAACGTACCCTGTAGGATCAGGAAAGCACCAAGCTACGTTGTGCAACAAAGCAAAGCCGGTGAATATCTAAAAAAGGGATTTATTGTTTACATGCACGTTGAACCACAAGTACACGATAGATTGCTTATTGATGGATTGTACTATGATGTAATCAGCAACAATACGGATTCATCGGGAGATCATTACGAATTACACTGTGAATTAATTGAAGACTAATGAGTGTTACAATTGAAGATAATACAAATGAATTTATGCAGAAGCTTGAAAGTGGAGTGCGTTTAGCTTTGGAATTTTCAGTAGAACAAATCAAGAGTGAAGTACAAAGAATAAGACCGCCACAAGTAATAACTGGATTTTTCCGCGCATCAATGTATGCTGATGGTCAAACATTAACTATAACAGGTGAAGGCAAAAACAGGGTTGCTACTGTTTCCGGTAAGGCTAAGATTAAAAAGAGAGCCGACATATATACTGCACGACTTATAGAGGGCGCGGATTATGGTGTTTGGCTTGAATTTAAACCTTTTACTCACGTAGGAGTATTGGCTCCGATGCGAAAAGGTGCGGCGAATGCTGTACCTGCAATCAATAAAATATTTGAAAAGTTTTTAACTATATAGAGATGGCAACAATTCAGGAAGCATTATTCAATGCGTTGAAATCTGATTCAGCAATATCTACAAAAGTAAAGGTTGGTACGTTTTATAACATACATTCAATTAATATACCGAAAAACAAACTCGATACATGTTCTTACCATATTTTGTACCAAAAAATAACAAACAATCCGATTAATGAATATGATTTACAGTTGCCATTCTTTCAGATTACGGCATGTGCAGACACGTACTCAAAGTCTCAGTCGCTTGCTTCTGATATTATCAGAGTACTTGATAGATATAAGGGAAACCTCGGTGGTCAGCGTGACGTAAAGGCATGCGTGCTTACTAATGAAACTGAATTCCAGGATCAAGAAGTGGGAATGGATTATGTAGCTTTGACATTCAAATTGAAATATTTTGGTGATAATGTATAATATAAAAGGAAAGTTTAATACAACAAAATGACCAGAAAAAAAGTAAAGAAATCTGAGCCAGTAGAAATAGTGACGGAAGTAGTAGACACGGAAAAAGAAACAAAGCCAGTAGAAACTGAATTTGTACAAATTAAGCTAGTGGATGAAGGATATTTACTGCCAGACGGTACATACAAGAAAAAAGGATATGAAATGTTTGTTATTCCATCACAAGCAGAGAAATTTGTATTAACTAAAAGATGGGAATATGTTTAATATCAGTAACTTGATATATACTTATACACACAACGCCTCGATCGGGCGCATAAAGGATCGATAAAATTAATTACATGCCTCAAACTTCGATACAGAAAGAAGCTTCTATCCGTTTTGGATCAGGTAAATTAGAGATGGGCGCTTCTTTCGGTGCATTGACTAACCTCGGTGCGGTACGTAATCTACAATTCAATTCACTAAAGGAGGACGTGGAAATACCTTTTGACAATACAAACCCTTTGAAGAAATTTATCAAAGGTATTGACTGCAGTATCACTGTAGACATTGCAGAGGTTGACATGACTACATTCTCTTTAACTGACGCGGGCTGGGCTGTTGTAACAGCGACTGCCGGTGCCATTGTGGCTGGTGCGACTGATACTCTCGGTGTTAATCCATTTGTTGCCAATTACGAATATGACGTGTTGAATCAGAATTCAGATCTTTCTGTTTTGACTATCAATTCTGTGACTGGCGGAACAGATGGTGCGCTCACTGCCGACGATGATTATCATCTCGTGAAGAACGCAAATAATGGTCATTGGTGTATTGTAATGAATACCGTTGCTGGTGGTGGTACTTTGAGTACTCTTGCACAGACAATCACGGTTGATTACGATTACACACCTGCCGCAAGTAAGGACGTAACTTTCAATGATTTCGGTACAAAGACCTTGAAGGTTGCCAGAATTACCAATACGGATAGTTCCGGAAATACGTTCGTGATGGATATTGAGAATGTTACCAACACTGAACCGTGGGTTCTTCCGTTTGTTGCTGATGATGCAAACGATGTATCGTTAATGTCATTGACATTGACTGGTACAATTACAAGCATTACCGATCAGCAATCTACAACATAGTACGTTTAAAATATGGGGAGTGCAAAAGGCATTCCCCCCTTGTATAATTAATCAAAAAAGAATGTCAGACAATGTGGTATTTCTCGATGTAGATGCCTTAGGAGAATCATACAATCCTAAGCTTTATGATGTAAGAATTGGAAATAAAATATATAAAGTTGGTCAAAGAAACGTGATATTGCTTGGCATAACACAGGTTATGTATGCCGAAATAGCAGATGCTAAGGATAAGGGCGCTGAATATTATCTGGTATTACGTGAAAAATATATCGAAATGACCATTGCGATTTTAAAAGAGTTCAACGAAAATGTAGATGAAAAAGAGATTTATGACATTGGAAAACATAGCATTGATAAGCTTCAGGGTTTCGTGCATTGGTATAACGATGAATTCCAACAAAGTTTTTTAGAAAGTGGCGATGGAAAGAAAAAGAAACAGGAGAAGGAAGAGGTTACACAAGACTAGGGCTGAACATCGCACAGCTATTACATTTTTACAAAGGTTCATTTACCGAAAAGGATATACTAAAAATGCCAGAACAAACATTTTATATGTACATTGATTATATGAATTATATACTAAGAAACAACACGGAAAAAGGAAGAGAAACAAACGATGGGTTTGATCGTGTTGATGAAATGGAATTTGGTAATCCAAACAGTAAAGCGCAAAAACAGTTTGAAGACTTAAGGGGGAGATTTAATCTTAGATAGTGGCTGATAATGTTGTTGGTAAAATAGTATATGACGTACAGGCAAATACTAAGAATGCTGAAAAAAACTTAAAAAGCGCAAAAGCTTCATTCAAATCAATATCAGATGAAGCTAAAAAGGTTGATAATGCCGTTGCGAATTCTTCAAAGAACGTAGCAAATTCATTAAGCAAAGTCGATAAAGAGGCTAAAAAGGTTCATGCTTCCTTTTTGCAAATGAACGTATCTACTAAGGGGCTCGGCAACCTTGGTAATGCTTCATTGCGTTTAACTAAACAGGTTTTACAGCTTGGTACTGTTATAGCTGGCACTGCTATTGCATTTGAAACGTTTATTATCAAAACAGCTACTGATTTCGAGTCGTCATTTGCCGGTGTAAGAAAAACAGTTGAAGCAACGGAAGAGGAGTTTGCAAAATTAAGAAGTGAACTTATAGAATTATCAAAGCAAAAACCAGTTGACGTAAATCAATTGGCAAAGATCGAAGAGTTGGGCGGTCAACTTGGAATCGCAAAAGAGAATTTAACTTCATTTACTGATACTATATCGGATATTGTTGTTACTACTGATTTGATGGCAGAATCGGCATCAAAAGACTTTGCCAGAATATTTAACATAACAAGAGAACAACAGAAAAACTTTGATCGATTTGGATCTACTATAGTTGATTTGGGTAATAATTTTGCAACGACTGAATCTGAAATAGTAGAAATGACTAACAGGCTTGCGCCAACAGCTAGTTTGCTAGATATATCGACAGCGAACACAGCGGGGCTTGCCGCGGCATTGTCATCTTTGGGCATACCTTCTGAACTCGGTGGTACTGCATTTCAAAGACTAGGACAGAGTATATTTAGTGCTACTCAAAAGGGCGGTGCGGATCTTGAGAGGTTTGCACAAGTAGCAGGAATGACAGCAGAACAATTTAAGCAAGCATTTGAAGAAGACGCGGCAAAGGCTATAAGCGTATTTCTCGAAGGAATCGGAAAAATGAAAGACGAGGGCGGTAATGTTATATCGGTGCTTGAAGCTTTGAATTTAAGCGATGTTCGACTATCGAGAACAGTGCTGGCGCTTGCAAGTAATACCGATCTTTTAAATAACGCCCTTGATACTTCATCAAAAGCATGGAATGAAAACACTGCACTTCAAACAGAGGCGGGTAAGAGATATGCCACAACAGCAAGCCAGTTAGAGATACTTAAAAACAAGATACTATCAATATCAATTGAAATAGGCGACAGGTTGTTACCACATGTTAATGAAAAAATACAGGAGTTCACAGACTTTTTAAATGAAAACAGCGATGAGATCCAAACATTAATTGACGATGTAACGCGATTTGGAGAAGCTTTAATTGACGGTGTCGGAATAGGCGCAGAAAAGGCGATAGAAGCACTTAGGTATTTACGCGATAATGCTGACGAACTAGGAAATACCTTAAAATCCGGAGCGTTGGCGCTCGGACTTATTAATGTTATTGGACTGATCGAGAAGTTGCGACTTGCAATTGCAGGTGGCGGTGGATTGTCGGTTGCATTTATTGCGCTTGCTACGGCGATTGGACTCGTAACCAAGTCGTATTTGGACTTAAAAACACTTCAAAATGATTTAATTGAACAGTCTAAAGAGTATGCAAAAAGGAACCTCGAACTTGCAGAATCATACGATAAACTAGCAGAACAATCAGAGGGCGCTACTAAGACGTTAAACTTAACATTAAGTGAACAAAACAAAACACAAGAGGAACTGAATAATTTGATTGCTAAAAGGCAGCAACTTTTATCTGATAGGTCGTGGGCAGAAGTAGCAGAAGATAACTTTGGCGCTGTTCAAACCTACAGAGAGCGTGAAATTGAACAGATAGATAAGCAAATAGAACAACTCAAAAGAGAAGAGGCGGCATATCAGCATAAAGCTGAAGAGGTGGGAAAGGCGGCAGCACTAGAACAAGAATCAAATAAAGCTATATTACGCAATCAATCTGATCTTGCGAGAAGACAAATCGAACTTGGAGATGAGGTATTTCAGCAAAGAAAGAAATTCATTGAGTCATTGAATGTAGATAATACAAAATTAAATGAATCTATATTTGATGGAGAGGTCGAAATTAATAATGAACGCAAAAAACTTATTAATGAATTAGGTGTAACAAACGCAAAGTTTTTAAGCAGAACCCAGGATCTTAATGCAAAAACAGTCGATGCAAGAATAAAGATTGCTAAGGAATACAACATAACAAGCCAAAAGTTAATTGTTGATTTAGTAAATATTAATAAAAACGCTTCTGAAGAGGAGGTTAAAGAGCGTGCTAAAAGCTTTCAGGAACAACAAGTTTTAGCGGTAGATTTTTATGCTAAATTAGCTGAATTAAGAGTGTCGTTACTTGCCGCTCCTTCAATTGATGGACTTAAGCAATTTGCGAAAGACGCAAAAACTTTACTGAATGAGTACAAAGCGAATGTTGAAAAAATAAATACCGATGCGAATGAAGCAATAAAATCAATTAATGGCGTATCGAAAAGCGAGCAAGACAATTTAGCTGCACAGTTTGAAGAATCCGAAAGACTAAGGCAGGAAGCAGAGGAGGCGGAAAAGCAAAGGGCTGAAGATTTGCAGGATGCATTTGATAAGGCTCAGAGCAATGTAGTTTCAAGTATTAAGACGTTTGTACGGGAAAACACAGCCGCGCAAAATAAAGCAAGAGAAGACATAAAAAAAACAAAAGAAGAAATCGAAGAGCTTGCTAAAGCGTATCAGCTAGAAGAGTTACAGGCACGATTGGAATTTCAAGCTGAAGCCGCTGATATTGTTGTTGAAGCAGAAAAGAAAATACTCGAAATTGAAAATCAAATACGTGAAGAGCGCAATAAAGATAAAAGCATTGATGGGCAAATCGATAAATTAAACGAATACTTAAAAGAAGCAAAGGACGGTTTATCTGACCTTGAAGATCAATTAAATGAAGCAACATCGAACGTAGAGGATGCAATCAGTTTCTTTGCGAAGAATATTACTTCTGAAATCGGTGATGTAAACGATGAACTCGAAAAAACTATTACCGGCATTGATGATTTAATAAATACTTTTAATGAAAAAACATTAAGCGACAGGTTATCATTCGAAGAAGATGCAACGAAAACAGTACTTGATGCATTAAATAAAATTGATGAGTTACAAAAGCAAATCAATGAAGGAAAGAATGACGTTAATGTAAGTCCACAGGATTTAGCGGAACTTCAAAAGCAGTTGGATGAACAGTTGGCGATCGTACAATATAATACTGATCAACAGATCGTATCAGCTGAAGACTTAGCGGCTGCACAGGAGGAATTAATGATGAGTCCGCTTGAATTATTACAGAAAAGATATGAAGAAGAACAAAAGGCACGTGAAGAGAATTTTGAAAAGGAATTAAAGTCTTTAGAAGAACAGAAAGCAGCATATGAAGAACAGTTAGTAGCACTTGAAAAAGAGCAGTCTGATTTTTATGATCATCTTGTTGATATGGGCGATGATTACGTGAAAATATACGATGACCAAATCAAACAAAGAAGACGAATAGACATTCAAGGAATCGATGATTTATTAAATGAACAAAAAAGAGTTGACGCAGAAAGACTTGATCAAGTACGTGAGGTTACAAAAATAGAAAGAGAATTAAGAAGAGCGGAAACCGAAAAGCAGAAGCAGGAATCACAAGAGCGCATTGATGATTTAAACAAACAGCTTGAAGAGGAATTAAGAATAGTAAGGCAAAATGAATCTGAAAACATTGTATCAGCTGAAAATATTGCCGCTGCAAGAGTAAGAGCAGATCAGACATCGCTTGAATCGCTTGTTTCAAGATACGAACAGGAAAAAGTAGTACGACAAGAGAATTATAGTGATGAACTTGATAAACTAAATAATACTGTAAAAGAGAATGAAGACAGTTTAGTACAACTAAAAAAAGACAATGAAACGTATTATGCGATACTGACAAAACTAGGCAGTGAATTTACCGAAACATATAAAAATGAATTGCTTGATCGTGAACAGGAGTTTGCGCAATCATTACTTCGACAAATTAAAGCATATAAAAACGCGCAAGGATTACTACAAAATGAAGCAAGTAGCAATAAGTTTCTATCAGGATTTTCAAGTGGTGGTTTTACTGGCGGTAATGTTGCGCAGGTTGCAGGACTAGTCCATGGTGGTGAATATGTCGCTCCTGCTTGGATGGTCAATTCAATTAGACCATTATTTGAATCTATTGAAGCAATGAGATCAAAAGGGTATTCTCAAGGTGGAAATGTTACTACCGATAATAGTAGGGTAGTACATCAAACCAACCATAATCACATACACAGTAATACTAGTTTAAGGGCTTTAGTACAAGAGATGTCAATAATAATAGGAAGATGAGTACATTACTGAACATACAATATACATTTACGAATAATGACACTAGCGAATCACTAACGCTAAGCGATGGTACTGATACTAGTGAAATTGCATTAATTCATACTGTTCCGGTTGGATTACATGGTGCAACATTGCGTCAAACAGAGGAACCTTTATCATACAGGGATGGTGTTATAACTAGTGATCTATATTTAGGCGCAAAAGTTATAACGTGGGAAATAATAATGATAGCCGATACTGAGTCAAAAATGAATGACTTAGTTGATACTATAAGACGCGTGTTTGTACCGCCAGTTGAAAGAGGTTTAAATAAGACGCTACATCGAATGACCTTTACTGATATTGATGGATATACAAAATATCTTGATTATGAAATTGAAACTTTACCGCAATTTTCTAAAACGGTTGGCAATCAAATAAGAATGGATTGCGTGTTCACGATTAAAGCAAGTAATCCGCGTTATTATGGTAGCAATTTACTTTCTTATACTTTAACGTCTTCAGAAATTATCGGTGGAATGCAAGTTGAATCGCAAGTACCATCACAAGTAGCAACTATACTTGACTATAACGGTCATACAATAACAAATCTTGGTACATACAAGGCATCTCCGAATTTAACAATAATGGGGGTTTTAGTGAATCCTGTATTTTACAATACAACTACAGGACAAGCGCTAAGATACAATACAACGCTAGGGATTGGAGACGTTATATATTGTAATTGTACAACAGGAGAAACTACGCGGAATGGATCTGATAATTCAGACGAACTTGCAGATAATACTACGTTTATTGACTTGATACCCGGTAACAACAATTTAATATTTACTGATGATCTGCTTTCCGCTTCAGGACAATGTACTTATGAATTTAGGCACACATGGCTATAAATGCACAAAAATATTTTATCAAAGCTTACAATACCAATTATGTATTTTTAACACGATTGAATTTTCCAATTGATCTTTCTTTCGGTGTAGACATGGAAGGTAATGGCGTGTTGAGTTTTCAATTAAATATACTTGATCCGATATTAGTTAAATTTGATGTAGATAATAGAAAAAACATATTTGAATTATATAATGAAGGTGTATTGTGGAGAGTCTACTATTTGAAAGACAACGTTCAGTATACTAGCGAGAAGGTACAATTTAGGTGTGTTGATTATATTCAGAAACTCACTGAACGCGTTGTAGCCTCTAAAACATTCAACGGTGTTGCCGGTGGTACATCTGCACAGACATTGGTAACTGAGGCTAACACGGGAACCAACAGGGATACTTTCATAACGAATGGTGTTACTGATATTTCAACATTAATATACAAACAGTTAGACTATCAAGCTGCATTTGATGCATTGGTTGTCATACGTGATACGGTCAATGCGCAAATGGTTTTAAATACTGATCTAAGTTTGGATTTTGTATCTTCATACGGCAATACTTTGACTGAAAGATTAATATATAATTATAGTGATCCAAGAAATAGTACGATTAAAGACTTCACCGTATTGCGTGATTTCGGTTACATAGCAAACGATGTTACAGGTAAAGCCGGAGTTACGACTTCAAATGAAACTGATAGCACAAGTATCAGTAAATACGGACTTACTGAAAGATTTGTTTCGTTTCCTGACGCTGCTCTTATTACTGATTTAAACAATTCAACTACCGAATATAAAAATGAACACAGGGAAGCGAGGTTATTGCCACAAGTACAAATTGATAATGCAAAAATTCCGCTATCATGCTATAATATAGGTGATAAGTTGCCATTGTTTATATATAAGGGTTCTCTGGCAATTGAAGGTACATATCAAATAGTCTCCATCAATGTAACAGTAGATGATACAAGCAACGAAACAGTACAAGTAACCTTATCCGAAAACACAGTAAACAACCGCAATCCCGATATATTGAACTTTATAAACAATTTAGACAAAAGATTAAAATATATAGAACTTAACGCATAAAATAATGTCAGTAATAAATAGATCGCCAGTAAACACAACTTCAGGCACAGGTTATAGATATTGGCAAGATGAGGATTTTACCAGAATGGAAGCAAGATTAATGTCAGAAGGTGTAGATATGAATACTTCATCTACTGCACTAGAAGTAACTGAAAGAGCACTTGGCGCGAATATGTCAGTTGATGTAGCATCGGGATATTGTTTGGTAGAAATAACAAGAAGCGGAAGGGTTTTTAAGGTGTGGGTAGAAAACACGGCGACGGCGAATCTTGCAATAAGTTCAAACGCTTCAGGTTCAACGCGGTATGATTTAGTGTGTGTGAAAGTTGATACAACGCTTGATCCTGACACTCAAGCAGATAATATGTGTTCATTGATAATTGTTGAAGGCACTGGCGGTGCTGGCGTTCCTTCGACACCATCTAATCACCTGAAGCTTGCAGAGGTTGAAGTAATAAATGGTGCAGTTACTATACCAAATGCTAAAATAACAGATACTCGCGTTGCCTTACCTGCGTTAGACGATATTGCAACAAATACAAGTGATATTTTAACACACGATCATACAGGAACAGATAGTGTTATTATTGATCATTACCAAGCAACGAACTATGGTACTAGGTCATATTATCAAGCATACGTAAGAGATTTGTCCTATGGCACTGGTACAGGCGGTTCATATACAACTGGTAACTGGGCGGATCGCGTTTCAACTGGTACTGGTGCTAATTACTATGCATATTTTTCTGGTAGCCTTTCTTTTGGCTTAAATTACTCTAGTAATCATTATTATTCATGTACGTTTTTAACCGCTTCAATTACAGATGTTGATACGTTTACAGGATTAGCACAATGGGGCAATGTTGCCGTCAATAGCGTAAGAACTTCAGTTACTGCACATATAGGATTCTTTACTCAAGGGTCAACAATATATGCATCAAATGCAAACGGAATTTATCAAACAAAAACAGCATGTTCTGCAACATATTTAGGAAGCAATCCAATAAGATTATCCTATAAGCGATATAGTGGTAGTATTTATTTTTATGTAAATGGTGTACTTCAGGCGACCCATACAACTAATTTACCTAGCGGATCACCTGAAAGCTGGAACGGAATCTCTGTTGACTCGGCAGTAATAAATCGTGCGTATTATTTACCACACGGAAGTCTAGTAATAAGTGTATTGTAACTTTATGGAAAAATTCTTGGAAAATAACTGGTTTAAAGTAAAATTAGTAACAGCAGTAACGACTATTATTACATTATTATGGTTTGCTTGGCTAACTGGCGGGTCGCCAACTATAGGTACAACATTTCATTTTATGTTTGACAATTAATCTGATACTATGGGAGATGAAATTACTTATGAAAAACTAATGCATGAAATAAGAACAGCAGTTAGCGACATGGAGATGAGGCTAATGTCTAAACTGCTACAAATGGAAAGTAGGTTCGAAGCTACTTCCGTAAGAGTTGAAAAAAACAGTAATGCGATCCAAAAATATCAAACATATTTTCAAATATTATGGTTTGCAGTCGGTGTAATAACCACTATAATAACCGCAATGATCATTGACCTTATCACATGAATATTTTGGATATTAGAAATGAATGTTTTTTTAATAATTATGAAAGTGTAAAGCGAAAGCTATCTGATATTAGTATAATAGCTGTTCATCATTCAGCGCGTGAATATCATATAGGCGAAGACTATAAGCATGTTATTATCCAAGCCGCAACGTACCACAAGAATAAAATATGGGGATATCTTAATAGCAAACCTATATATGGTAATGGATTAATGTATCATTATGTCATAACTCCTGATGGACAAATATATAAAACTCGCAACATGGAAGAGGTTACGTGGCACGCTAATAATGCGAACAATAAATCAGTTGCAATCATGTTGCAGGGAAATTTTGAGATCCAAAATCCGACTATTGAACAATTAAAATCACTTGAGGAATTATTACAGAAATTATTAATTGATTTATCGCTTGATAAGTCTTCTGTATTTGCGCATGGAGAATTGATAAATTATGGCAATCAGACTGCTTGTTGTGGTAGAATGTTAAAAGATGACGTTGTAAGATTCAGGAATACCGGGTTCATATTTGATCAAAAATATATAGCCGATGAAAACTTTAAGGAATCGTTTGGGTACTGGTTATCAAAGGGAGTATTCAGTAAATACACTGATCCGAGAAGACAACCAACCAATCAAGAGATAGGTGAGTTTCTTTATCGATATGATAAGTTGAGATCTTCTTGATCTAGTATTTCGTCATTAGTTGAGAAATACTCTTCGCAATTACTGCATAAAAACCTTTTACCAACATATCTGAACCTGAAAATATATGGTACAAGTTCCATTGTTTGGTCGCAATACGGACATTTCATTGATTATTATCAATTTGCCTTTTTCCTAAAATAATATTATTTTAAAAGTGTAAAAAAAGCAATGAAAATCATAAAAGATAAATTACAAGGCGAACCGCCATCAAAAGCAATATGGTATGGCGTAAAGCGTGACGATAATGGAAATGCTGTAATGTATCCATATGTTAAAAACAAATGGATATACGATAATATCGGATTGTTGAAACAAAAATATGAAAAGACTGATAATCAAATTGACATTTCGATACATTATATATTGCGTTCTGAAAAAAAAGTGTCTGAATTGTTAGCGTCTTTTGAGTTTATTTTACTTAAAGTTTTCATAAATAATTCACATCAAATAAGAAATATTACTATAACAAAAGAGGTTTCTGAATTAAATAATGATCAGTTCAAAGCATGTATTCAGGAATTTCAAATAACAATTCTATGACGTTTACAGTATTCTATAAAATCAAGATATTTAAGGAGTATGTTCATATGACCGAAGACATAGATACTGAAACATGGAGTGATGCTTATAGGATTTTTACAAAAAACCATCTAGGTAAAAAAATATTTATTAAAAAAATTGAACTCAATGAAAAAAGTAGAATTAGATAAAACAGAAGAAAGAACTGAAGAGAATAAAGAAGAAGCAATTGAATGCTGGGGCGAATTATTTGGTAATAAAACCAATATTGCTAGGCGTGTTGGCGTTAGTAGAATTACTTTATATAATTGGATAGAAGGCGATAAGTCATTTGCGAAAAAAGTAAAACAAGCAGAAGAAAACATGAAGGATTTTATTGAAGATGCTTTGTATCTTAAAGTAAAAGAAGGCGATACTAAGGCTATTCTATTCGCATGTGAAAGAAAATGTTACGACAGAGGATATGGCAAACGTCAAATAATTGACCTGAATAATAGGATAGGTGAATTACCGCCAGAAAAGCAGAAAGAGATTGATGATGTACTGAAAATGAATGGATATCAAGTCGATACTGAATGACAGAGATGCTCGGGTATATGCTTGTAGCAGAAACTTCAAGTTATTTACGATTGTTTATTTTAGTCATTTCTTGAAATATCAATTTGCTTCATTTCATGATTTATTTTTCGATAAATTATCGGACGATTCAATTGAAAACCTTGCCTTGCTTGCGTTTCGCGAAAGCGCAAAGACTGTTTTTTCTGGCATATTTTATCCGACATGGTGCATAGCATATAAGAAAAGGTTCTTTATAGAATTTGTTGGCGCTGACCATGTAATTGCAACTAAAAGACTGCAAAACCTAAGCAGACAATTACAAATTAATAAACTTTTTATTAATGATTTTGGGAACTTATACTTTGAAGACAAATCTGATTTTAAGCAAAAGAGGGCAAAAAGAGTCAGCTATTTCGAAACAACAAATGGCATAACTTGTGTGGCACTAGGAATTAATCAAACGCCCCGTGGTGATCTTTTTGATCAATTCAGACCGGACTTATTGATAGGTGACGACATTGATAACATGAAAACAGTACGCAATCCGGAGATACGCAAAGAGTCATTGAATAGATTGCATGGTGAATTTTTGGGCGGTTTGGCTGATAACGCACGATCTATTATATCCGGCAATATGATTCATAGGGATTGCTTAATGGCAAACCTCGAAAAACGTCCTGACGTGTGGGATATGATTAAAGTGCCAGTTAGAGATTCAGAAGGTAGATATGCGTGGGGATCAAGGTGGAATTACGAGAAGGAAGAAAGAATGAAAGCAAAGTTAGGTATACATGTTTTCAACCAGGAATTTTTATTGAAACCGATCGGGGATGACGATCAAATCATAAAAGAGGAATGGATCAATTATTATACTACTCAACTAAAATTATCACCTGATCAATTTAAGATTGTTTGTTTTGTTGATCCGGCTGTTAAAGAGAAAGAAACAAGTGACTATACAGCTATTGAGGTATGGTGTAAGGATTTAAATAATGACAATGCATATTGTCTGGCATTAGTACGCGAAAGAATGCCGGTTGAAAAAATACTTCTAAAGATAAAATCATTATATGATTATTGGCATTTTGAAGTTCTCGGGATCGAAGACGTTGCGGCTCAGTATTGGTTAATACAACTTGTAAGATCTACGTATCCAGAAATATACGTAAAATCAATAAAACGTACTAAAGATAAAACTTCAAGATTAAGATCTGTGCAATACTTATTTCAACAAGGTAAAGTCTTTTTTAATCCACAACATCAAATTATAGTCGACGAGCTTGTTGATTTTCCTGTTGCCGCCCATGACGATACGGTTGATGCTTGTATCGATTCATTGCATGAATTATATAGAAGTTCAGGAAGTAAGTTGATCCAAAGTAATGAATTTTAATTTAATATATAGTATAATATTAATGGAAATTTAAAAAAATATTATGGAAAAATCTTTTCCGTCAGATAAAGACATACAAAGAATTAAAGAAAGCGAAGAATATAAAAAGCTTTTTGATGGTTTGCATGACTTAGTTTTTAACATAAGTGATTTTTTCCAGAAAGACCTTGAGAAGAAAAGAACACTTTATGTTGCAATGAATTTACCGGCTTTTATATCAGAATATTATGCGGATATGATTGTTGGAAGCGGAGTCTTTTTTGATGTTGAAGACAAGGATATTCAGGAAAAAATAAATGAATTTGTTAAAAGAAACGGGCTTGATGTTTTATTGTATGAAGCATCACTAGCACAATCCGAATATGGATATGTACCAATAAGGTTACGGATAGAAAATAAAGAAGTTATTATTGAACAAATTCCGAATGATCAATACTTTCCGGATTGGTCAAACGACATAAAACCGGTACTAAATGGAGTAACGCTTGCATCTTATGTCGAAATTGGAAATGGAGATGAAGGTGAAATGTTTTTATATAAGGAAATATACACTAAAGAGAATAACGATAAAGTATATTTAGAATATCAATTATGGTCAGTAGATTCTGATGGCAAGCAAAAAACTCAAGTAAGTACCAGTAAGTTTAATGCAGATTTGCCGGAAGGAAAACAGCTTACTCTATTTACCGAATATCCAATTTATCAAATCAACAACATCAAAACATCTGATGATAATTTTGGTAGATCTGACTACTATAATATTTATCCACAACTGAAAAGCATCAACGAAACGATTACGCAAATTCATATTGAACTGAGAAAGAACTTATATTCAAGGATCGCCGTACCTCAGGGGACGTTGAATGACAATGGAGAAATACGCGCATCTGAAGCAGATATATTTGAAGTTGGGGTTGGCGATAAGATGCCACAATATATTCAGAAAAGTAATCCATTAATTGAAGAGGCATTTAGGGAAATAGAGTTTTTTGTAAGAAGTATCGCTTCGATGACTAAGATACCGGTAGAGGCGTTTGGCATTGAAGGAAAAGGCGGGGTTGAGAAAGTAGAAGCAATGAGATTAAGATTATTCAATACTGAAAAGAAAGTACAACGTAAAAGGGTTTATTTCGAAAAACAACTTGAAGATATGTTGTCAGTCGCACTTGCCGTTGAAGGAACAAAAGGCGCATCAGTTAACATAACATGGGACGATATATTGCCAGTAAGCGAACTTGAACTTACTGAATTATTAGCAATGCAAGTTAGTAGCAAGTTAAAATCAAAACGAAAGGCGATTAAAGAATTACAGGGGCTTGATGATGATTTGCTTGATGCTGAAATCGAAGAAATCAATAATGAACAAACCGTATCTACAAATAGTATTACTGAGCCAACTCAACCACTTACATTTCAAGATATTAATCAAATATAATGAAACTGATGAGATCATATGTTACTAAAAAATCGTTCTCGGAAGCAATGGAGATGATAAACAACAAAATTAATTACAATAAATATACTAAAATATTATTGGTATTGTTAATGTATTGGTTTGTTATATTGTTTTGTATTTTTAGCTTAATTGTTGTGATTAAGTTTTCTTTAACATTTTTTTAAATGCCAAATGACAGACTTGAACGTGAATTTACAGATGCACAATCTAAGGATATTGTTGCAGGTTATACTGTATATAGTGATAAGGTGCGTTTAATCATAGAAGCGGAACTTAGCAGAAAAATAACAGAGCAATCAAAAGATCAGGCACTGAAAGAAATCGCCAGAAAATCAAACGCGGTTTTTGTAATGACACAGAACGAGATCAATAAAAAAATACCAGAGGCATATAAATTCGGTTTAGAATGGGCAGACAATTCAGCAATCAATTCAATTGATAATATGGCAAATGCAGATATTGTGACAAAACTTGAGGTACAAAAAGAAATACTAAAACGCAAAAATAATATCAAAGATCAAACACTTGCAAGGAAAAATGTTGTTCTAGCTGTTGAAGACAATATTGTTATGCAAAAGAAAATAACGAAATCTATAATTCAAAATACTGGATATGGGGAATTGCATAATGAGGCGATTAAAAATCTTATAGGTTCGTCTATTAATGACTTCAAGAAAGGGCTTGAGGGGGTCACTGCTTCGGCTTCCAGGATACTTTCAGAGGCGCAAACACAACAAATCCGGTCAACGATTGCGGAAAGTCAACTTACTAAAACTTCTATATATAAAATAAAAAATGAAGTATTAAAAAACCTTGCAGATCAAGGCTTTACTACAATAGCAACACGTGATGGGAAAAATATGCCGATCAAATGGTATGCAGAAATGCTCTCAAGAACGGAAACAATTAAAACTGCTAATATTGCAACAATTAATAGAGGCGCTGAGTTAGGAATAAATATTGTACAATTTTCTGAACACATGAGTTCTTGTGATATATGTATACCCTATGAAGGGTTGTTATATGACTTGACTGGCGTTGATTATCCATATCCACTCGAACCACCTCTTCATCCGAATTGCAGACATATACTTATACTACGTCCTGATCTTTCAATTTGAATTAACATAAAAACATAATAAATTCTATAATTGTTTTATTTTAAAAAACAATATGATATAATATAGGCGTGTATAAGTAAGGTTTGACAATGATCCATAAATTGTCCGTTCAAAATTAATACATGAACTATGTCAGATAATGACAACAACGGCGTGACACCTGAGCCGAATAATTCAGATGGCGGTCAAGATGCAGACCAAAAAAATCACGATCCTGAACATTCAGTTACAATTCCTGAAGGCAAACTAAAAGGATTTGAAGCTCGCGTTGCAAGGGCAGAAAGTGAGAATAAGGATTTGAAATCCAAACTTCAAGCAATCGAAGAAGCAGAACAGAAAAAACGTGGCGACTATGAATCATTACTTACCACGAAAGAAACTGAATTGCATTCAACGAAAGCTGAACTAGAGGAAAAAGAATCTAAAATTACTGAAGCTTATGCAACACTCGAAAGGTATTATAATGAGGAACTTGAAAAAATACCTGAAGACAAAAGAGACTTGATTCCAGACACATTGCCACTGACTGATAAGCTTGAACAAGCAAGAAGGTTGGTCAAGGCATTTAGTCTCAACAATCAATCTCAGAATAGCATGCCTAAGAATTCAGCAAATAATCCACTAGAAGAATCTTCCGAACTCGAAAAAAGAGTAGAAAAACTCAAGGAAATTCAAAGAAACAATGGATTAAGCGAAAAAGAACAGGAAGAACTAATTGAAAAATCAAGACAACTGATGAAATTGAAAAGGGATAAATAATTAAATTCTAATGCCTGATAAGGACAACTTACGGCTTGAACCATATCCAACGACAACAACCATTGATGACACAGATCATATGTGGGTACAAAATGCTGATGGTACCGATATGAAAATTACTGGTGCATCAGTTAAGTCTGTCATGATGGGCGTAGTTCTTGCCGACGATACATCGCCACAATTAGGCGGCGACTTAGACTTAGATGGTAATGCTATCGATTTTCCGACAACTCCTAATATTAGCGATTGTTTGGATGAAGATAACATGGCATCTGATTCTGCGACTAAACTTGCAACACAGCAATCAATCAAAGCTTATGCAGATACCAAGCTTGCTACAGCGGCAACAACCCTTGCCGGTGCTGGTTTCTTCTTGGATGAAGACGATATGGCAACTGACAGTGCTACAAAAGTTCCTTCACAACAAAGCGTAAAAGCTTATGTTGGCAGCGGCACAGTGGTGATGACAAATAAAACTTTGACATCACCTGCACTTAATACACCTGCAATCAATGGTACAACTCACTATGTTGCAACAGGAACTATTGGCACTGCAGATGTTCTTCAGTTGAATGCAACGCCCGTTGAGGTCATTGCTACACCTGGCGCGAATAAAGCAATCGTTGTTGATGAGATTCAACTGTTTCTCGATTACGGTTCTGCGACTTATGTTGCGGATGCTGGCGACGACCTGACTGTTGAATATTCTGGCGGTGCTGATATTGCTGTAATCGATAATGATGCAGTAACATTTTTGACTGCCGTTGCAGATGCTCATTGGATGGGTAGAAATTTCACACTATATGATGCTTCCGTTGCCGGTACTGGTGATGGTGTGCTTTTGTCATCTTTCGACAATGAAGGTGTACAAATTAGCATCGCAAACAGTGAAGTAATTACAGGTGATAGTGATTTGAAATATAGAATCACATATCATGTTGTTAGTTACTTAGCTTAATAAGATTAAAGGAATAATAAAATTAATTAAATGTCATTCGATACAACAGTCGGGAAATTTCTTACTTCCGATTCTAGCTATCTAACAGACGACATCAAGGCAATTGCCACTCTTGTTGAAGGTGCAAATACCAGAACATGGGATTTGTTTCGAGAAGGGGAGTCAGCAAAATCAGTTACCATTACATGGTATGATGCGCTTTCAAACTCACTACAAGGTGCTGTTGGCGCTGCTACGTGGTCAGATGGTAGTACTAAAACCGGACTTGATGTTTCAGCGACTACTTCAAAAATTGTCAATGTTGGCGATGTATTACTTGTTGAAGATGAACAAGTAATCGTTGCCGCAGTAGACAGAACTGCTAATACCATTGATGTAGTAGCACGTGGTCATGGTTCAACAACTGGCGCATCACATGCTGCTGGTAAAGTAATCTACATTGTTGGATCAGCACAGGTCGAAGGAACTGTAGATGGGGATTCTATCATTGAAGACAATGAACAGAACCTGAACTATGTTCAACTATTTCAGGAACCAATCAGCTGGTCACGAACTTCAGCAAATCAATCATACGATGATATGACTTCATTGCGTGTTGATGCTGAAAAGAAAGCAATGTCAAGAATGCTTAAAAAGCTTAATTTGACTGCTTTGCTTGGAGAACCAGTCGCACGCACTGGCACTACTGCTGGCACTGCTGGTGGGCTTTCACATTACATCATTAATGCAACTGGTGCTAACACAGTATCTGTTGGCGGTTCTTTAAGTGAAGACAAACTCAAGACCTTACTTGAAGCAATTGCTAGTGACGGTGGACAGCCAAACGTATTGCTTTGCAGTCCTTCCGATAAAGCAATAATCAACACATGGAATCTTGCTGCTAATACTGCCGCTGCAACTCGCACGGTAACTACTAGACAGGACAGAGGAGCTGGAAACATAGTTGATTACTATGATTCTGAAGCACTCGGTAGATTGGAGATCATTGTTGATCCTCTTCTTATGTCAACACGTGGTGAACTTTATGTGTTGAACACACAGAAGATAGCAAGACATTGGTTTGTAAACGATGCTTTGCGTTTCGAGATGGAACCTTCAAATAGTCGTTCTTTTGCAGAAACCTTACAGGGTCAATGCACATTCTCAATTAAGGATGCAGGAATTGACTTTGGCGCTCTGTACGGAATTACTCACTAGTCATTTATTTAGAGGAGTGATAGAAATATCACTCCTCTAAGGATTAAATAATAACTTAAATCAATGAAAGTACATGTAAACGTAACGGCACAATACGTCGGAGATTATCTGATGAAACAAGGTGAAAATGAAGTGCCAAAAAACTTGGAAAAAGAAGTTGAAAAATTATATGAATCTGAAAGCCTGAAAGCTAAACGTAGCTTTGATATTATCGAAGAACCAGTTGAAGTACAGAGTAAACCAGAAGAACCAACTGAAGAAGTTGTTTCAGATATTATCGAAGAACCAGTTGAAGTTGTTGAAAAAAAGATATCTAAAAGAGGAAGAAAACCTAAAAAATAATTATGAACACGCCAATTAATTTTCAAAAAACCGTAACTACTGCTGGTACCGCAGAAACATTGATATCAACAAATGAATACGGATATGTAATTGTTAAAGCACTAGAGTCTAATACCAGCAATATATATGTAGGTGATTCTGATGTAACGAGTGCAAATGGATACATATTAGAGTCCGGAGAATCTATATCTATCGCACTTGATGGCATCAATAAAGTATATATTGATTCTGACGTAAACGGTGAGGGCGTTTCTGCGTTCGGTGTAGTACAAAAATAAGGGATAGTATAAATAATATCATGAAAATAATCATACCACCTATTCCAAGCGTACCCTCAAGGATGAATAAGCTTGCTTCTGATTTGCTTGGCGGGAAAAAAGGAGAAGCACTAAGGATAGGAGATACAACTGACACTACAATTGGCAACATAAGATTACATAGCAACAAGCTTGAATTTTATAATGGTTCAGCATGGGTAAATATCGGTAGTATATCTCAGTGGAAAGAGCCAGTAAACACACCTGCAGACTTGCCTTTAACTGGCAATACAATTGGCGATATGCGTCTTGTTATTGATGATGGTGACGGAAAGGCGGCAATGTACCAATGCAAGGCTACAACGGGTAATCTTGCAGCACAATGGAATAAAATTTCTGATGTAGATTGGAGTACGGCGATTTTAGATGAAGACTTTTCCGGTGATGACGGCGTTATGGTAAAAACCGGCGCGGGCACGTATACGCTCATAAAAAACAAATGGGACGGCACAGCGGCGCCAACAGTCAATGATGATACAGATGGAGGATATTCAGTTGGTTCAAGGTGGCTGGATTTAACTAATTCTGAAGAATACGTGTGCATGGACGCTACAGATGGTGCCGCGGTCTGGACGGAAACTACAGGTGCAGGATCTGTGCCAGGAGATCCAACTGTTGTGACAAGCGAAGCAGAATTAGCGGCGGCGGCGACTGCTGGCGATAATAATATCTTGGTTGATGGACAGATTACTCTTACTGGTGACATTACATTTCCAACTGATCCAGTGACTAAAGGCTGTACTTCTCTTAAAATATGCGGAACTACACCTGATTCTAAGATTAACTTTGGAAGAGCGTATTCTATTAACATTATCGGAACTGTTGGCGAGAAATACCAGTCAATAGAAGTGTGCAATTTGCAAGTTGGAGGATTCGCCACAGCTTCAAGCGAAGGCGCGGCATTTGAGATTAACTATATCGATTCAAATAATGGACTTAATGTTTATTTCCATGATATATTTGGCACAACAGAATCTAGCGACAGTGGTTCTGCGTTATTGCACCTCGGGACTAATGCTATTGGTAAAGTCAAAATTAATGATGTATATCTTGCGGAGTCTAGTACGTCAATAATGTATACAGCAGACCATATGGATTTTTCAGTCGGTACGAAAATGCTTATATTCGATAATTGCTATACGGCAGCAATATCGGTCATAAAAGGATCATCGCACAGGTCGGTTACAGGTATAATTGTATCGAGTTGTCCGTTGTTTAAAATTGATGATACAACAGACGACGTAACATACAAAGACTCGATCTTTATCAACACTAAAATCGCCGAGGCTGATTTTTATACTGGTACAACTGGTAATAATTTCACGAACTGTACATTCTTAGCTTCGACAATCGACTTCACTACAGAATTAAACAGATATGCAAATATCTTTAATGCTTGCTCGGTCGGGTCATCAGTACCATACCAAGCATATTCTCTGAATGAAGACTTAAGGAAATACACATGTACCTCGACTGAAGCTGTTGGCAATTTGGTATATGCCACAAGTACTGCTGATACGGTAAATCAAGCTGATGCGACTACTAGTAAAATTCCGTTCGGACTTATTGCATACAAGCCTAGTTCAACGACATGCTGGGTTAAACATAATGGTATTATGGGCGGTTATTCAGGACTCACCGCTGGAGGTAAGGTATATTCAACTGCATCAGGTGGAATTACTCAAACTTCAAATGGGACTGCTCCTGTAGGTGTAGCGATCAGTGCTACTGAAGTAATGTTTAACATTACAGTGTCTGGCACTGATGTTGCTTACGGGGCTATGTATCTTGACGATAACTCAACCGCACAGGTTATCGAAACCGCGAACACTCCAATTCCAATTCAGAACTTCACGTTTCAAACTGCTTTATATGGCGGACTTAAAAAACAAGAGGCGTCAACGGGCGCTATCACTGAGTATTCGGATTACAGCGGGACTATGGCTGGCACTACCCTTGTCACGTCTACCGGTCACGGGCTTACAACAGGTGAAACTATATATATCCGTGGCACTACAAATTACAACGGAAGACATGTTGCATATGTAGTAAGCAATGATACGTTCTATATCGATACTGCTTATGTTGCCGACGATGGCGCGAGTGACTGGGACTCTCCTGATGGGTTTATACCTTATGCGGAAGGTGTGTACAAAGTGTGTTACGAGTTAGATGTTTTAGAGGCTACTCCGTCAGGCGGCACATTGACGTTTAGTTTGCACGGAACAGACTACTATGAAACGCAGAGTAAAAGAGTTCACGTAATGAGCGATGCGGTTACTGCACACGTAACAGGAATAGCATATTACAACGCGGCTACGATCGAACCATTTGCTCCGTTATTTCACATTACAGTCGAAAGCGACAGTACTAATAACATAACATGCTCCAATGGTATTATGACAGTAGAAAAACTTAACTAAAAAATATGATACTACCTGATTCATTGGCTTTTCTGGGTTCGACTAGGTTTTGGAAGCTTGTACTCGCCGCTTCCCTGATTGTACTTGGAAATTATGGCGTAATTGACATGGCGCTAGCAGAGATCATTGCAGGCGCGCTAGGAATATCAATTACAATCAGAACCGTTGACCGTGCATACGAGTAATTGCTAGATACGTTTTGTAATAAATTACAAGTTCTCTATATATAACAAATGTATAGTCACTTTTTGAAATATCATTACTACCCTTGACATGGTGTCGATTGTGTGTGATAATAAGCGTGCATTAATCCAAAAACCATGAAGACACTTTTAATCATTTCGTTTTACTGTTTAACGCTTTTCTGGTTTACTCATGTACTTAGCATACTTGCATGAAAAACTATATTATTACTACATATATCAAGGGAAAAGATCCCGAGGTATATGAAAGACTAACAAGATCAAGTGCGATGACAGTTTTTGATACTGAAAGACAATTCATAAGCATGATTAAGGTTCCGGCGAGAGTTGATCTTGAAGTTTCTGATACAGTTACAAGATTAATAAAATCAATTAATAACTAAAAATGAAGAATTTATTATCAGTATGCGAAGGTGGCTGGGGTAAGTCCTCGGATCATAAAAAAGATCATCATGACAGGAGATGTAGATACTCGCATATTTTGACCAAAAAGGAAGACATGCCGAAAAGTAATTCAGGAAAAGTACAGTTATCTCATGGTGCATGCGAAAGTTGCAGAACATCAATGCTTGAGTCACTAAAGTAATTTATTATTAATTTAAACAATATGTTCGGAGGCGAAGATGAAGACTCTCTATCGTCAGTATCTGCTAATGACTGGAGTAATGGCGGTCAAGCTGATCGAGACGACTGATCACGGGCGGTAATTCCGCCCGAACAAATAAGTAACTTTAAAATATTACATTAAAAAAACATTATGAAAAAACTACTATTTTTACTACCACTTTTCTTACTAACGGGATGCGACAACGGATTTCATGCACTGCAAGTCGGTGCAGTTAATGAGCACGGAGATCCTATCTATCACAGTTACTTTGCCGACGAAAGCGTTGTCTATAAGTGCAACGAAGTATCCGGTAAGAAGATTTGTTATGACGAAAACTTATGATCAGGACACTACTGCTTAGCATCATAATGACGTTTCAGTCTAATTCTATTGATCAATTACTTGATCAAAGAGCGTCAACCGAACTGATCGGAACTCAAAAAGAGTGGGTAGAATACGCCTGGCAATATGGCATCAAGCCGGAAGTCGGCGTGTGTATTGCGGTTGCCGATACT